CGGTCTATTTAGTGTTTTATTAAATGCTTTTTTATTAATGTCTTCCATTTCCTCTTCTGTTAAAGAACCATCAATTAAACCATCAATTTGTTTTTTAGATAAACCATATTTTTGGTCTAATGTATTTCTCATTACGTCTTGTCTACCAGTAAAAGTTTCATCAGTCATTTTATTAGCATTATATCCAGCCATAATTCCTTCTGGTGTATTATACTGCCCACCTGGTCCTACTACAATTTGACCAATGTCATTTACCATAACACCTTGAGTACCTAATTGATTTTCCATTATTGCTCTTCTGTTTACAGGCAACATACCAGATGCAAAATTTGCAAATCTTGTTAGTGTGCCTATGCCGGGTATAAAACCAATTCCTTTTGCAAGGAGTTCTTCTATTTTTGATGGAGGTGGTTTATCTAATCCATAATATTCTGGATACATTCCCATGTGTTTCATTGCTGCAGTTTTAGTGCTGTAAAGAGGGCTTGTATCGCCAGGTAAAGTTTTTCCAACATAAGATAATTCATTTTTCTTTCTTGCGTCTTGTAAAGCGTAGGTGTTAGGATTCATGTTTACTATTTTATTTGGATCTGCATTGTAAACGCTAAAGTTTTTATCATTATTAAAAGCATCCGTATTTACTATGCCTTCATTAACAACATCAGTTTCCTCAACTGTAGGAATTTCAAAAGGATTTAATAAATATTTTTGTAATGGAATATATTTATACCCTGCTTCTCGTATCTCTTGGTCAGTAGCCATTATCTTCTCCCGTCCGGTTGTATATCTAATCTAAACGTACCCAATTTCCAATCTTGAGATGTAGCTGTGTTCTTTACAGTCATCGCTATAGATCTTGCACGGACTCTAGTATCTACTTTAGTTGTTGCTGACGTAGTTGTAAAGGTCTGTGTTTTAGAAGAACTATTTGGAAAGTCTCTTGTTGTAAAATCTATTGTTGTAGTCCCTACTTGTGAAATAAAATCTGGTAAAAATCTACGTATTTTCATTATGTATTCACCATCACCTCTTAAATCGGGAGTACCTATTGCCTGCCCTGTGTTGCTTCGTCTTTGTGTAATGTCAAAATCTCCTGATGTTATAGTTCCTATAATAGCTGTTGTAGCTCCTCCAGCTAATACTTGATCGGTCCCTGTTTCGTGTTCAAAGTATGTACTACATCCGTCAACATTTCCTGCTACGTCATAAGACGCGTTACTTGTTGGATCATAGAATGTTGCATGTGGTCTACCAAAAACAGCAGAGTCTGACCATGCAGCTCTAGCTAAAGATCCTGTTGTCCAGATAGGTCTTTTATTTGTTGAATCTAAATAGTTATAAGTTACTGATCGATCAGCTACATCAGATCCATCACTACAATAGAACCATGTTACCTCACCAAACAAATTATTTAATCCTGCATTAGTTACATCTCTAGCTGTAGTATTAATATCGTCGTAAACAAAATCTTCTACGAGACAAGGTAAAGATTTTAATTGACCATCGTAAGAAAAGAATCCGTTTTCTGACATCCAATAAGCTGTGCCATCAACTTCTACACATGCATTCTTACCAAGTAAACCACAGTTGGTACCTACTTGTTCAAATGCAAAAGTAAATGGTTGACCTACGAATCTCATGAGAAACAAAGCTGTATCAGTCCAAACATAGATTGCGTCCCTACCTCTAATAGCCCCCATAATCATAGAGCCATCTGCAAGTCTTTGAGTACCTGCCGTATTGGTTGCAGTTACTGTGTATGCTGTTGAACCAGAAATATTTTCTTGATCAGAAAATCTAATAAACATATCGTCTTGAGTAGTTTCCGCTCCAACCTGAGTTTCTGTTCCAAAAAATACTAAGTGTCTGTCCGGTGTTGATACCAAAACATGACGTGATGCGGTAGGCGCATTTGGTATTATTGTTGCTCTAATGTCTGTTGCGTTAGTAGGTGAAGAGTCCCATTCAAAACATTCTCCATTATAAATTAAAGCAATTAATTTTGTTCCAAAGTTATCTAAAACCCATAAACCAGGATCTAGTGTTACGTCGTCTGAAGAAGATTCACCCCATGCAACAAAACTAGAAATGTTTGTTATAGCGTCGCCCGCAGTGTGTCCTACACCTGGTCCTGTACCATTGACACCCCTACCTCCGCCGCTCAATGTTCCTGTAGCAGTATCGTTGTTTGTGTAAGATATATCTTCGGTACCGATTCTTATTTCTCCTGATCCAGGAAATTGTGTAGAGTCGGTTAAAACTATAGTTGTCGTAGAAGAGTTTATCGTTGTAGCCAAGGTAGTTGTAGCTGGACCTGAGACTGTTCCTGCCCATTGTCCTGTACCCCAACCAAAACCTCCTACCTGTTTAGCTGGTCCAACATGGTAATATAATAAAGCGTCGGCGCTTCCTGTATTTGTCATAGGACTAGCACCTTCATTACCGCCCATAGTTATTTCAATTGTATTAGCTGATGGTGCAGCAGTTACCATGTATTTAATATCTTCAAAGTTACCGTTTGCAAATGCAGATCCCGATCCCGTAATACCGGTTACATTATTAAATAAAACTATGTCATCATCTTGCAAAAGATGAGGTGTTGAAAAAGTTACGGTTACTGTTGGTGAACCAGTTTGACTTGTAAAATTAACCGCACTGATTGTCGTTCTAATAGGGTGTATGTCATAAAACCGACCCCCAGAATAAACATATAAAATTCTATTTGTTCCTATAGCAGCATATTTAATACCGGAGTTATTGTCAAAATGATGCAATGCTCTAGCTGCACCGGTTAATTTATCATCTCCTAATTGAGACCAACCACCTATTTTTTCAGGTGTGCCATATCTAAAACGTACATTATCACCATCAAACCATTGCCCTTCGGCCCCAGTTTCGGTGACTTGTTTATTAAATCCTGGTAAAAATCCTAGTTTCTGTAGCATAAATCCTTATACTATTAAGAATCAGGTTTATCAATCAAAAGATAAATCCCAGGCAGAGTAGCGTTTCACTACCTCTGAGGGCAACCATTCGTCAATATCCCTTTTATTTTTTTTAATACTGTCAGTCCTTATATCATGATAAGGGCCTTTAAAAAAGGTATCATCATAAGATATTCCATTAACGCTATACTGGTCTAAAGATTTGAGCTTAAGTGTCTCATAATCTATATCAAGAAAATTACACACAGTTTTAACTGTATTTACAGGATCTTTAATTAGGTCGTTATACTGTACAACTATGTATTTTTCTTTTTGTTGTACTAAATTTCTAATAGATTGATACCCATCGGATACAAAACTACCGGTCATTAAATGATCACAATAAGATACAGGATCTTCTGGTTTATCTAATGCAACAACAGAAGCTAGAACTTCTAAAATAGGTCTGTAAAGAATAATAAATTTTGCGTCTGGTACTATATTCTTTAAGTATGGAAGACAGTCTGGGTGTCCCCATGGTCCCCGATCTATGATGCGGTTAGCATTCCAACTTGTATAACAATTATCTAACAAGTTATTTAGAACATTGTCTACTAAACTATGGTCTGGAAAAGATAAAAAATTTCTATGGTTTTTTATATCTAGTATAGGTTTAATTAAATTAGGTACTACACTATATGGAGAGACTAGTACATTTTTGTTCTGATTCATTAAAGAAGCAAACAAAGTATTACCGGCTCTAGGAAGACTACATAGAAAATAAAATTTTTTCATTAACCTAAAACAGTTTGAGTTGCTAATATTAAACGATCTGTTTTCTGCACCCCTTCTATAGGTCTATGTAAATTGTTAGAGTCCCACAGATACCAGGTATAAGCCATGGGTTTTATCTGTAACGTGCAATACGTTGAGTCAAACTCAGTTCCTAAAATGGTAGGTGTAAGATAACAAATACCTGAGACTTGAATTTTATTTTTATACTGATCCTCAGAATGTCTATGCCAAATAGCTGGAGTTGTCTCCCCCGCTCTTACATGCAACACCCACGCTTTAGATAGTTCTACTTTTTGTGGACCAAACAAATCTTCTAAAAATTTAAAATACTTTTCTTTTAAGTATTGAACTGTTTTATTATTGTCTTTAAAAACATACGCGTCTGATTGTAGTTTTGGATGAGTACATTTAGGGTATTGAGAACAACAAGAGTTTTTATCTGTGTATGCTTTTAAATAATCTATTATTAAAGGATCATCATAGGGTACAAATGGACATGCTTTTATCATAATGTAAATGGTATAAAGTGGTTAGGGTTTAATTTATTATCTATAGAATCAATAGGTACTATATCAAAAGCTATAGTTATTCTAGGTCTTTTGCTTTCATTCCAAGGTGAGCTTCTGTGTTGATCATCTTCGCTTTTACCCACAACTAACAAACCTTCTTTACTTACTACTCGTGTTATATGTGGCACGTTTGGAATTCTATAATCAGTGTGACTATCACCAACTTGGACACAATAAAAACCGTGCCATACTTTTTTGTCTGCTGGCCAGTGATTATGCCAATCTACCTTTTCTCCTTTTCGGTAAACATTAACCCATGATTTTATCATGTATGGTCTGTCTTCTAATAACGGAGAAACATTTTTTAAAATTTCATGGTAAAGTTTTAACACTGCTGAGCTAGGAAAAGTTAAAAAATTATATGCGTGATGATTAGCTGTAGTAAAAGTACCATACCACTCAGGGTCACTATTGTGTGGTAAATTTTTACGCAACATCTTCTCGACTTCTAAACTAAATTCAACTAACTCTTTATTATCTATTGAGTCTAATTGTATTGAGTACAAATAGTCTGGATGATTAGCGTGTATTACATAACTAGAATTTATTTTATTCAATAATTTTTTAGTTGGTTTATTAACTTCTAGGTTAAATGATATAATAGTTTTTTTACTTTGTGAGTTATTAGTAGGTGATCTGTGAACAGCATAAGCTGGAAAGATACTTACATCACCTTCTTTGACTTTAAGTGGTGTTATTCTACCGTGATCAAACGGATCTATAATTTCAGTAGGTGGTCCATCTTTAGGTAAGTCTAAATAATAAGCTCCTGTAAATGTGTGTCCGTGCACATGCCAACCGTGTGTTCCTTCATTACCGTATTGTTGAAACCAAATATTTTTTATTACACATCCATCATAACCAGCATCTTTTAATTTCTTTTTTAAAAACTTACTTAGATGTGGGTATATAATTTTAACCCATTCTCTATCAAATTTTTTTGCATCTAACCAATCTAGTCTTTCAATGTTGTCTGTATAGTATGTGTCTTTCTGTTCTAAGAAATCAGAACGTGCATTATTAACAGCTTCAAATAATTCTGTTTTTAATTTCTTGTGTTCTTTAAATTCATCTACAATATAAAATGATTGTAGACTATGCTTTACTTTTTCCACCATAAAATAATTGTCTTCCTATCTTTCTTCTTAACCTCTTTAACTCCATGATATGTTACACTACCATCAAAAATAGTCAACATACCTTGTTGAGGTTTTATTATTTGATTCTTTGTGTAAAACTCACCACCCTCAAAGTCATCGTTTAAATATATTAAACTATTATATTTGCTCTCTTCGGTCCCTCTTCCTTTATGTAAATGTAAAGCACCTTCAGAACCTACATGCCAATTCTGTAATTGAGCCATTGATATTGTTAGATCTAAATTTAATTTTTCTTTAAAAAAATCAGAGACTCTTTCTACAATAGAGTCATTAGTAATTTCTACCGTTCTTTCTGACCAATCAAAGTTCCCTGGTCCCAGGTCCCTGATCAATGAAGCATACTCTTCGCACTCATCTTTAGGTAGATAATTCTTAAACACTTCTACCTCTTTCATTACAGTATTTTTATTAATGCTTGTTCTTCACCAAAAGCAATATATTTATATTTAATTTTGTTTTTATTAACGTACTCTTGCCATGCTTTAAATTCGTTCTCTCTCCACCCGGTATAACCCATGTACTCATCAAACAATATAATAGTACCTTTTTGTAAGAGGCTCTTGTCGATACAATCAAAGACATCTTTAGTGGACTCGTACGTATCGCAATCAATATGTATAAAACTCATTTTGTTTTTATTTTTACTTAAGAACAATGGAAGTGTATCTTTAAACCAACCTTTTATTAAAGAGACATTAGGCAATACTTTTGGTTCTTTGCCATTTAAAGTAAAGTGTCCTTTTGCTAACATACCACCCTTCCAGTCTTCTTGCAAACCTTCAAAGCTATCGAAACCATACCATGTAATATCTGGTTTATTTTGTGCAAAATAATTAATACTTTCTCCTCTGTGTACTCCAAACTCTAGGTGTAATCCTTTCTTTGTTATGTGGTTTAAAGTAATACCCCACCACTTCTCTTCCATAATTACACAATCTTTTATAAAAGGTTTTATATAATTAGCAGAATCAATAACAGCTTCTTTGTTTAGTATATCAAAAACTCTTTCTTTGCTTGCTGATCCTTTTAAAGGACCCTCATAATATATCATTAGATTATTCTATGGCCTTTCCTATAGTATGGTGGCAAACCAAGATGTGGTCTAGTATCAAAAATATTGTCGTGAGCTCCTTTTGCAGCCTGGTCTGTATAATGAAAAAATACTTGTGCACATTCTTTACCTGTAAAAGGTTCTCTCCAGTGTTCTAGTAAATCACCTCTGTACAATAACATATCTCCAGGTCCAAGGTTTATAGCTACTCCTTTACTTTTGCTCATAACATAATCCACCCCATTACCATCTTCATCAAAAACTAAATGACCTTCTTTTTCATTTGGATTTAAATATATAGGCCACATGTCTCCACCTAAATTTAACGTTGTAGAAAACTGACAACTAAATCTGTCTTTGTGTCTAGGAAGAATGTCCCCTGTTTTATAGAGACGACCAAACGCATAGTTTGGTATTAGTTTAACTTTCATGTGTTTTTCTAATAATGGTTTTACTTTTAAAAGTATTGATTCAAAAGCACAGTCCCCATACAAACAATATGTGTCTGGCATTTGAGGATCTGTCCACGCACCATGTATCTTTTCAAAAGGTGGTATAAATTTATCTCTAAATAAAGTTCTGCACACTTCTCTTTTCATAGTAAAATATGTGTACACAAACTCAGCTAAGTCTTTTGAAATAGCCTGTTTAATTATTAGATATTTTTTCTTTTTAAACATGTCCCATTACTCCTTGAGGCACAGCTCGTAAATTAAAGTGTATAAATTTAAATTTTTCTTTTCCAAGATCAAGTGAAAATGAATGTGGCAAATAGCTATTAAACAACATTAACGTACCTGGAACAGTATTAAATATAATAGTTGAGTTACCATTTGTTATATCTTCGGGTTTTTTTAATGGTAGCTTTGTCATCATTGCTCCAGATCTAGGATCATGAAGAATAGCTTTAGATGTTTGATTAGAAGAACTAACAAAATAAAAACCTGTGACATGACAGTTACCATGAGTATGTGTGTCCTGATAACCACCACCATTTTTAGCAAACTCTTGAGCCCAAAGATCTGTAAAGATTAAGCTCTGCTTGCTTAAATCATACCCTTGGTAATCTAAAAAATCCCAAGCACGTTGACCTATATATTCTACAAAACCTTTTAACTCTTCAACTCTTTCTAGTCCCCCTGATTGATAAGTTAAATTACGATCTTTATTTTCTTTTACTTCTTTAGCTCTTCTTTTCTTTTCAGCTTTTATATGTCTGTCACTTATTTTATCTACAAGTTCTAAATAATCTAAGCACTGTTCAAACCAAACAGGTGAACTAAAATAAAGTTCTTCTTTAAAGTTTGGGTTGCTAGGACCTCCGTCCATTGTTTTATACCAAGGTTGTTCCATTATTTCCAAGGATGCCCAAGGTACCAAAGCACCAATGAGTATCGCACTCCTTTCGTTACAGGTTTAACTCTATGCCAAATAAAAGAAGGGAAAACTATCATAGAACCTTTTTTGTTAAGTTCTTTTGCTACTTGTTTATTTTCTTTATCTTTGGGGTCATGATTTCTAAAATCAAATTCAAACTCACCGCCTTTAAAATCTTTTGGATCAGACAACAAAACACTAACAGAAAGCTTTCTAATTTTTTTATTAAGCAATGGTTCGTTTGGTTTATTGTATGGAGCAGGCCAACTATCACAATGCCAATCATAATATTGTTTAGGGCCATACTTAGTAAATTGAATTAGTTCAGTAGCATCGTATTTAAAATTCCAACCTGAAGCTTCGTTAGCAGCTTGTACATAAGGATCTACTTGAAACTTAATCCAAGGATCATTTAACCATGAAATGTTAGACTGTCTTTTTTTAGCACTGTGAACTAATTCTGCTTTCTGTCCTTCGTTTCCCACCAAGGCATCATGCACAGGTTTATCTTTAGCATGAGCAATAATTTGGTCACAGACATTCTCAGGAATTGCAGACTTAAAGTACCAGTAATAATCTTCTAAAATCATCTTACTTGATAATGAAATAGCAAAGCTATTCTTTTCTTTTTAGAAGGGTTAGGTGGCAGGTAATATTTTAAACTACTGTGAAACAAAACAAATTTTTTAGATTTAATAGGCATTCTCCACATTAAATCTTTTTGGATATGATCATCATAATGAAATATAATTTCATCTTTTTCATCTGCTTCTACAAAATAAATACCTATAATCTCTGGAGTTTTAGATATGTCTTGTAGATAAAGGTTATGACTTCTTAATACTGTTCCTTCGTTAGGGTCATTTATTAAAAGAGTATGGGGTAAACATTGTTGTAAAGCTCGATTGTAATGAAAATCAAAATGATGTCTCATGTGATCAGATAACCAATCTACTTGTTGATCGTTAGGAATTTCAATATCTTTATCATAACCGAACTCACCTTCGTAAGTTTCGTGAAAAACAATACAATCAATTTTTAATTTCTTATTATCTAATTTAGATAATGAAGATAAATCTTGATGGAATATTGATGTTTTTGTTAGCTTTACTTCTTTCATAAAAAGTAAAAAATAACAGAAATCCTTTTAAAGTCAATATCTATTCAGGCTTGTGGACAGTAGGTCCATCCCAAGATTGTGTAGATTCATTCCAATCATAAGAATCTAAAATACCATCTGTTGTAGTATTTGGATAATCAACTGGTGGATCCCAATTGCAAGTCTCTTCGTTTAAAACCCAAGAACTAAACACAACAGACCCATCTTCATTAGTAGGTCTAGGTGGAATAAAAGCATCTCTTACAGGGTCGTATGTAGAACCTATACCTGCTGCATTTTTTCTAAATGCTTTAGATTGATCTGGTCCTTCAATTTTTTCTGCCATGGTTTCTACACCATTGTCATCAAAGCCCTGTCTATTGTAAACCCAATATTTTCCAGAGCCTGTGTTGTAAGAGTATTGTTTCCAATTCTCCCAACCAAAACAGTTTCTTAAATAGTTAATACCAACCTCTTCGTTTTCAACACCGTTCTTTATTAGCTTATCGTTGTCTACAACTACTGTTGCTATTACATTATTGTTTTCATCTAATTTTGCAAAGTGTGCCATAGTGTTATTGGAACTTGTATTTAATTACAACTAGTCCGCTTCCTCCGCTTGATGGGTGATAGTTTGGTGGGTAAGCATGGAAAGTTCCTGCTCCTCCTCCGCCTCCAGAGTTTGCTGGTGAAGGTGAATTAGTTGTTCCTCCTCCGCCGTATCCTCCAGATCCGGATCTGTTTGTGCCCGGACTATAAGCTCCGCCTCCGCCGCCTCCGGAAAAATATCTGTTAGAACCTGATGGTCCTGGTGTTCCATAAGATGGTGCTGTTGGTCCCCAAAAAGATGTAGCTATACCTTCTCCGTTTCCGCCTGGGCCTCCTGGACCGTTAAATCCTGGTTGTCCCACACTTCCTACGCCGCCTTTTCCGCCGCCTCCGCCGCCTCCTGGCGAGCATCCTGACGGTCCTCCGGCTCCTCCTGTGCTTCCTTCTGGTGGAGAGAACCCTCCTGCATTACCAGCTCCGCCGGGTTGTCTAGAGTTTCCTCCGCCTCCCGATCCTCCTGATTGATTTGCAGTACCTCCACGAGTAGATGAAATAGAACTAAAAGAAGAATCAGTTCCCGCTGACCCTCCATTTCCAGTTCCTGGAGCTACACCTCCTGCACCGACTGTTACAGGCTGTGCACCAAACACGGCAGTTAAACCTCCAAAGGCAGGAGATCCAATATTATTTCTGAAGCCTCCGCCTCCTCCACCGCCGCCGGTGTAAAAACTTCCTGGTAATCCACCACCACCTACAACAAAATATTCAAATGAAGTAGATCCTGCAGGTGTACCTTCGTTTAAAACTTGAAGTGTACCGCTACCAGTAAATGCATGTATTTTATAATTACCACAAGTGGTTTCTGTACCACCCGTAGCTGAAACGAAAGGAGTAATTACTCTTGAACCCCCTCCAAATCCTAAGATTTTGTATCCAAAGTCAGCCACAATTCCTCCTATTATGCGTCGTTAGGCAGATTAGTAGCAAAGAATAATTTGATCCCTAGTAGTTTAGCGTCACCTGTGAATGTATCGCCACCAGCATTAGCGTCTCTAGAGATGTTAAAGAATACTTCTTCATCAGCTGCTGGAGAACCAGCAACAGTTACTGAAGCACTTTGAGCTGTAACATTTAGATCGTTAGCTGTTCCACTGTGAGCATCAGTAATATCAATTCCAGTACCGAATGCTGCATCAATCGCGTCGTCATTTGCCGCTGCCACACCTTTTAAATTCCAAATACAGTTACCTGTATTTGTTGAGTTAGCCGTCCAAAAAACTTGATACATTAGAAGTTGTGATGGATCCCAAGACTTTGGAAATGCAACAGCAAATTGTGCATTCTCGTCAGAAGAAGGATCGAAGTCCAATGATTTAAGTTCTGGTTGACCAGCTGTTAATTCTGTTTGTTCTAGATTTGCGCATCCATTTGTAGTTGTTGGATACATTGCAGAAGAAGGAATCCAGATAGTTTCTTTACCGGCTACTTTTACAGCGCTTCCGTTTGATTGAACTACTCCAGTTCCTTTTGCAATTAAATTTACATCTATATTTGCGTCACCACCTGTTGCAGATAATGAAGGATCATTACCTGTTGCAGCATTAGTTACAGTAAATTCATTAACTGCTGAACCTGTAGCAGTAAATTTGATAGACTCGTTTCCGTTTGTATCAAATAAACCAGTATCGATTTTTGGTGATGATAAAGTTTTGTTTGTTAAAGTTTCAGTTCCAGTGATTTGAGAAAAACCAACATCTACAATGTTAGGGTTAGTTCCATCATCTGCTTTTGCATAAATTAATCTTGTTCCTTTATCAGTAGCAGGCCAAGTAACACTACTACCTGAACCAGAGACATATGTAAATTCTACAGTGTATGCTCCTGAAGTTCCATTTTTAATAACATATAATTGTTGAGCATCTAATGGAACAGTAACTGTAATATTACCTGTAATAGATCCAGTTAATTCAATAACTCTGTGAGCAATTGATGCTCCAGTTGCGCCATCAGATGGTGCTAAAGTTGTTGCACCAGTTCCATTAACTGTTTTTACAGAAGTTCCACCGGCAAGTTGCTCGATGATATTTAAATTTGTATTTGTTTTTGTTCCCCAAGTACCGGCATTTTCACCGGTTGCCATTAGCTCTACGCCGAGAGGTGTGTATGTTGATGCCATAAAAAAACTCCTATTTACGCTGCATGCGTTATGTCTGTATACGATGTCGTCGCTGTTATGTCAATATCTTTGTACGCCAAAGCACCAAACCCTGTTTCTCCTAAATTACTATTAAATTCAATTCCTGTCAAGCCCACAGTAATATCAGCAACTGTTGTAGATCCAACAGCAAATGATGCGGCTATACCAGTTAGTCCTACACTGAGGTTATCAACATCTATGCTTCCTACTTGCGATGCCATTTGAACACCACTTACTGGAATTATTTGAGTGTCATCAACATTTACATTAGCTGGTGTAGAAAACGACATGCTTTGACTACTTAATTCATAAGCTTGTTCGTTTACAACAGAACCAATTGCAGATCCTATAGTCACACTACCTAAACCTACTTGGTGATCAGTACCATCGTTAATATCTAATGTACCTAATGCAACACCGCTTGAAACTCCAGTGACATCAAAATTCATGTCAAAGTCTTGAGTTGTTGTTCCAATAGATGAGGTTACTTCTAAACCAGTTATCCCTATTATACTTTCAGGTATAATAACTAATTCTCCACCCCACAATACATCAGATCCCCATGCCGACTCGCCCCAAGCTTCTGGACCTTGAGACATATCCATACTTAAAGAAGTAGTTAGTTCAACAACAGTTTCGTTTGTACCCCAACCACCAATACCGTATTCATCTCTACCCCAACCTTCAATAGATTGTGCATAAGGAAGTGTACCTAATGCAGTTGACATAGACAAACCTGT